GCAGTTACTAATCCACCTGCTTCATAGAAATCAGCTGTGAATTGTCCTCTACCTCCTCCAGCGTTATTAACTGCACTTACTACAGCTTTGTTTGATCCTGAGCCGTTGTTTTGAACAACTACAACAGTTTGTCCTACTCTAATAACTTGCTCAGCAGCTGCTGGATCTAGTACGTCATTTACTTGAAAAGTAACTTGGTCTGCACCTTGTGCCCCTCCACTTCCTACACTAGTGTATTTAGTATGTAATCTACCTTGCTCAGCCCATTTGATAAGGTCAGAGTTAGTAGGCATCTCAGCACCTACCATACGTAGGAAAGATGAGATTGTTCTGTTACCATAACGCTCGAATTCTTTTTCGTAAGTGTCTGGTAAATATTGATTTAACCAATCAAAATCTGCATTGGTTAAATAGTTTTGTGCTGTAGGAGTTCTCTCTGAACTCGGCGTTAGCGCAAAAGTTGGTGTGGATTTTACTTGTCCTGCCATGATTATAAAATTTTAAATTATTATTAAGTTCTCTTTATACTTTTAATTTTTAGCCCATTGCTCGAAGGCGATGAAACTGATTTAACTTGGAACCCTGACTTAGCAACTGCCTCAGGTGTATTACGCTCAGACATATTAATGTTTTTTGTTTTGCGCATTACATCTTCAGTAGCACTTGACTTCCCTTGCTCATAAAAAAATTGAGCAAACTTATCGGGATTCATAGCTATAGCTAAAGATCTGTGGTATCCTTCTGGATCATTTAAAAGTCCTTTGTCGTCAACAAACTTATTTACAAAATTCATTGGCGTCTCTTGAGCTTTCTTTAATTCAGAAGCACTCCCAGGTGTAAAGTATATATCGCTTTCATCTAAATTGAACTTAAAACCTTTAAATTCACTGTTGAACAATTCATTACTTTTTTTAACAAACCATTCGCTTTTGCGAGTCGCTTCTTCCTGCTGACTTTGAGCCGTATTCACATATTGCTTATAAACTTGGTATTCTTCTGAATCAGCAAACGAGTTTTCCCTTGACTCAAGGGGCAACTTATATTGTTCCTGCTGTTCTTTAAAGAATCTTTTTGCTTTAGCAATAATCTTTTTCTTTGCTAATTTAGTTTTTTTGATTACTGATTCGTCATCTAGCTCCTCATCATAAACATAGTCTTCCATTAGTGAGTCTATGTCTTCAGGATCTAAACCTTCTTCAGTAACTGTTAAATACTCTCTTACCAAAGTTTCAGGATTAACATCGGTATAGTCTTTTTGTAACTTTACAAAATCCTCAATGCTTCTTCCTGTTTCTTTTTTATATTTAAAGTAAGCTGCAATATCATCTGGAAGCTTTTCAGCTTCTTCTCGTGTTGCAGTTAATTCATCTAGTGAATTAATTTCCTTACCATATCTTTTTCCAATAAATGTAAGAACGTCTTCTTCTGATAATTCAGGAGAAGTTATTTCTTTTTCAGTAGGCTCAGGCTTTTCTTCGCTTACTGTATCTTGTACCTCCTCGGTCTTTACCTCAGCCTCTGTAGCCTCTGGTTCTTGTTCGGACTCTTTTGCTTGTGCGTCATCGAACTTTAATTCTTGCTGAGCTTCATGCTTATCTAAAAGCTCTTGCTCAACTTCTTGTGCTGATTTTTCTTTAACATCAGTTAATTCTCGTACTTTAATTTCCATTTGATTCAGATTAGATTTTATATTTTACAAAGTTATATAAAATATTTATACGTTTTAAGGCCTATCTTGGCTCAAACTCAGCTAGGTCGAAGCCATCTAAACTATCTTCATTAGACTCAAAATTTTGAGGCGGAAGATTATTTTTCCTTTGATTGATCAGTTTAGACTGCTCGCTGTTTTGTTGGCTAATCCTTTGACTTTTGGCATCTTCTCTTGATTGTTCACGTTGTGATAATGCCATTCCATCCATTTGCCTTAACTGTAGATTATAGTTGAACTCTTGCTCCATTAATTGGCTTTTAAGCTGCGCCTCCACTTTGTTGCGCTCAATCTCTAGTTGCATTTCGCCTTGCTTATACTTTAACTTGCCTTGAGTTTCCAATTCAATTTTTTGCACTGCAACTTGTCCTGCCATCTCTTGAGATTTTAATTGCTGCTGCGCCACCATAGCTTGTTTTTGCATTTCTCTTTGCTCGTCTTGCTCTTGCTTAGCTTTACGTTTTACTTTAAGTAGTTGATTAGCAAGCTTTAGGTTTTTAATCTCACGAATATCAATAGCGTCTTCAAGATTAATATCGCCTTTTGAAAGAGCCATTTGAATATTTTGCTCAAGCATAGCTTTCTGCTCCTCGTCTGGCGATAGCTCTATAAATACACCAAAGTCATATATATATAAATCAGCGATTTCACCTAGTATACTTACATTATACTTGCCAATCTTATTTACAAAATCTTCTTTAAAGTCAGAGAACTCTAATATATCAGCTACCCTATATGTTAACGCTTCGGCTAACGTACGATATATGTAAAGACTTCCATCTAATATATGGCGGGTAGCTGTGTTTGAGCTTAGCGCAGCTAACTTTTGTACACCCACCAATGCATCAGGATTAGGTGTTGAACCATCCCTCGCCTCATTTAAGCCAGTCACAGATCGTATCATGTCTAAGTAGTGGTTATAATTCGCTATAAGCATTTGTGTTTTTGACGCCCCTGAATTGCTTGTTAATTGTTGTATCGGTACTTTTCCTTGATTATATTCACCCTCTTGAGTGTAGCTTCTACCTATAACACTACCTGTTTGGAAATACAACCTTAATGCATCTTCTGGGTTATATGCTGCGCCTGTCCCTAGATCAACTTCATTTAATCCATCTGCATCAATATATACACCGTCTGGAACTACTCTCGCTATTACTTGCTGTAATTTTAAATGAGTCATTTGTATCAGATCAGCGAATGGTATCATTCTGCGCACTAATGATTCTATAACTCCTTTATACATTCTTGGTGCAGCAGCCACATAGTTAGGCATTGCATGTTGTGATGATGACTTAGGTCTAACCATATTTTTAGCAAGCTCCCATTTGAGAATAATATTAGTACCCATAACCATTACACCATCATACCATACATCTATAGTTTTTTCTATTTTCTCAAAGTTACCTTCTTCCAACATTTCTTCTGGCGGATTAAAAGTATCATCTTTTTCAATCATGCGTGAAGAACCATTGTCGTTTATCTTTTTCTTATAAACCATCTTTTTTGTGGTCTTATAATTAAAATACATTAGAGTACAAGTGTCACGATAAAAGATATCGTTTTCATAATACTGAGCCGTATTAAAATAATCATACCAGCTTTGGCTATATTGAGATATTTTCTCTAAATCTTCAGTGGTCAGAGAAGGGTCAATTTTATTTAATTCAGTAAGTGAGACTGTTTTGATTTCCCCCCAGTAAAAACAATCTTTAAAAAAGGGATCTTCAGTATAACTGTAAACAACATTTGCGGGATCTACATAAGATAGTTTCACGCCTGAACCAGGAAGGAACTCGTGTTTGGCCATACCTACGCCTACAACCATCTGGTCATAGTCTATTCGTTTACGTATATCTTCATAGTGGTTTTCTGCAAACATGGTATCTATAGCTTCCTCTTCTGCTATTTCTATTGCAGGCTTATAATTAAGGTTCATGTACAATGATAATTCTTCATCAGAGGCTGGTAATTCATCAGGATTCATTATAAAGGGGTCGAAGCCTGTGTTTTCTTGTACGGTTGTCAATATATCTTTGGCAGCCATTTGACCTTCTATCATGTCCTGATACTTACTTCTCTTTGCTTGAGACAAAGCATCTTGTGCGTAAGCTTTGACTTTAAATAAACGATCTTGCATACCATTCACCACAACATCGACAAACTTTGGTAGTATAGGTACAGGAGTCCAGTCCAAATTAAGATAAGACAAATCACCATCAACAGCTAATTCATTTTTATATTTAGCAATAGACTGCTCTCCTCTTGCGTAAAGTCTTAATCTGTTAAAGTCTCTCCACTGACTATAATATCTAGAGCCATTGGAATCTTTTCTAAACCATTCGTATTGTATCGCTTGTCCTATCTGTAATCCAAATTCTTTGGTGGCTTTTTCTGAGTCCGATACAAACTGACTTGGAAAACCTACAGATGAAATATTAATTTTTACGTCTTCCATCTATTTGATTAATTCACTATAAATTCCGTTGTTAGCATATCTTGCAAAGTTAAGATTTATTTTGGTTTGTTTTTGTTCGGGTAAATATAGGTTCTTTTGATTTGCCATTATAGCTAATCCAGAGCTAATACTAGCGTCAAACTTGGTTCTATTGCTTATATCAAACCTCGCCCACTCATCTAAAGTTCGAGTGAAATACATACTACCCATAGAAGTTGAATCCCTATAAGCGCCCGTCAAATCCAATCCAATATGCTTTTCAATGTACGATTCTATAGCTGAAGCATGTGATTGCTTTACATCTTCGGATGTATTGGGTATACCTCCTAGTTCTTTTTCTGTTTTTGAAAGTTTGTTGAAATGCTTATCAGGTCTGTTCATACAAAAACCTCTATAACCTCTGTTTTTAAAATGATAAAGTAAACGTGGTTTGTTGTTTTCAATTAATATTGGCATACTAAAAAACACACAAGCCATGAGCACTTCTTCAAAAAATATCTCTGCCGTCTGAGGTCTGGCCACATACTCAAGAAAAAATTCATTGCTTGGAGCTTCTTCCATATTAAATTTAGTTAAACCATGCAAGGCACCATTAGAGCCCCGACCTACTACGGTTCCCGATATATCATATGAGTCACATCCAAAAGCTCCAATGTGCTCATTCATAGGAAAGTAATGACCAAACTTTTTATATTTTTTGTTAGTAATATTTTTATTAGGCATCCAAGAAACTTTGAATCTTCCATTCGGATCAGGAGAAAAAATAACTTGGGTGTCCTTAACACCATCTTGCCAATAAAACTTACCTCTAGTTACATGCTGTTCTATAATTAAGGAATCATTATAATCAATTTGTTGATATATCTTAGTTAAATTAAATAGCGAAGTTTTGCTCTCATCTCTAAATGCGTGAGATTCTGTGCGTGGAAACTGACGATAAAATTCATTTAATGCATCAGCATCTTGGGTTAATGAGTCAACTTCTGCTTGCCAATAATCTACTGCACCATTACCAATCATTTCACCATCAACTCCTAATACATGAGACTCAGGCTTATGAAATACAGGCATACCATACCTGTCTATAAATCCTTCCATGTTCCATTCCATAGGAATAAACAAGCTATACATACCGCTTTTTGTTTGGCCATTTTCATTACGCGTCTCTATGTCTGAATCTTCATACAGCTTTTTAAAATTATCTCCTCCTTTGCTCAAAGCGTTAGAGGTTGAACCCATCATACATTTGCCTATAATTTTACTTCCTAGTCTTAAACATGTTTTTGTTACTCTCCAATTGTTTAGAATATTATTTGGTTTTATCCATTTACCGCTTTCGTCGTGTACTAATAAGAGTAACTTTTCACCATCATAAGAGTTTTCATCTGTGTTTTTCCAGTCAATAGTGGTGTCAAGACCATAAAGCTCTTCATCAACAGCGTCATACATATTTTTTTTAGTTATCTTATATGCGGGTATTCTAAAAGCTAGTTCTGTCTTTGGCTTGTCCATACCGTCTTGTATAGGCTTAAAAAAGAACGGAAGTCTATTTGCTATAGGCACAACTTTATCTGTAAACATTTTTTTAGCATCTGATCCTGTTTTAGATAGGATGCCTACCCTTGAATCTCTAACCAAAGTTCCTGTGTTAACACACTCTGAAGAGCCCATAAATGAAAATCCCGAACGCCTTATTTTTAAGTAAACTAAACCAAAACATCTAGGATCAGCTTTACAAGCTTCCCAAAAAATAAAAAATATCCTATTAGCTTCTCTGAAATCTGGATAACCTACGTCAATGCTTGTCCACTGCAGATACATGTAGTGGGAACCTGTAATATAAGTTGGCTTACCATTGTTATAAAACCAATGCCCATCCTCTCTTCTATCAAACTCTTCTTCTATATAATCAACCCACTTGTTTTTAAAAACACTTGCCATTTCGTTCCATTGGAATATAGATTGTATTCGACTTAATTCTTTAGGCAAGTCTTTTCTTTTCCAAAACTGTTTACTTTTAATGTCAGATTCTTGAACAATATTTTTTGGCCGTAAAGGTAGGGCTATGTTTAATCCGTTAATATTTACTATATCTCCAATTTGCCCATTTTTAGATATGACCACCATATCATATTTTTTGCTATAACCATAAATCCATGTTTTAGCTTTATTTTTATTACCTAGAACAAGTTTAGGCACTAGGTTTTTTACTACATAAAACAATCTATTTTGATCGTCTTTCTGCAAAACCTTGTTTAGATTGGACTTTTTCTCCATTAGTTTGATTTATTGTTATGTTTTCTTGCTCTGCATCTATCTTATTCAATATATCAAAAGCATCGAATATTGCAAGTTTTTTTGTCGCTGCTGCATTTTTTAATCTATCTGCCGCTAACTCATCTTCTGGATCAGGCTTTATTATATCTTCTTTAGCAACTTTAATAAGTTGCTCTACCGCTTTCCTGCCTGCTTCTATAATTTTGACTTTTAATAATTCTGAGTTCATGACTTAAGTTTTATAAACATTACTTGAACTAATCTTGACTGGTTACCCGATCCATAATTTTCAAATATATTTCTAGAATGTGGAACCATTGAATCAAACATAACCATTCTATTGTAGGCTGCGTAAAAAACACACATTGGGGTATCATTATGATACAAAGTAGTTCCGGCTTTATTAGGATAGTTTTTATTTAAATACAATAAAATAGTTTTATCACCCATCATTTCATCTGAATGAATAAAATTAGGTTCTTTTTGATTTAAAGGAGACTGTCTAACAAAATTATAAGTAACCACGTAATTGGGAAATGCAACTTCAATTTTTTTTTGTAACTCGTCGTCTTTTCTGACTTGGATACCTTTAAATACCTTATCCCCATCTTGTACATCAACAAATGTACCGCTAAGTATATCTTTAACATATTGATCTGGATCTTTAATAATATTATTTATTATTATATTGTTCATAACGCTAATGTTATTTGATGATCATACATTCTATAAAGTTTCTCGCCATCAACATCAAACTCATATTCGCTTTCTGGCTGAAAACTAACTTGTGCCCCTGGTTTTATTCCTTGAGATAAAAGATACTCATTAGGATAAACCATTTCTCCCATTAGTGGCTCTTCATTTCCACGCTTAAACATAAATGAGTTTTGTTTTTTAATTGGCTTTACAAAACAATATCTATCGTGGCTATACCACTGATTATTATGATTATACATGAAAAACTGATCATTATCTATAAAAAATAAATTATCCTTAAAAAAACTTTTACCACTTTTCTGTCTGCCTTTCATGTCATTATAATATTTAAATACATTGTGGTGAACTAAAAGTATGTCTCCAATTTTAATTGGACCTTGGTAGTTTAAAGGAACTTCCTTAACAATACCTTTTCGATTTGATACTGTAAAATCCTCCTCGCTTGTGCTAGTAATAAAATCTAACCCTGATATAGTTTTAGTATTATTATATCGTTTGCCCTCTACAGGCTCAACTATAAAGTAAAATGGTGATTTCATTAAAAGTTAATATTATATTCTATAGATACCGGGACATCCGAACTAAATTCTTTCCATAATAATATTTCGTCTTTGCGTTGAATCCATATCTTTATAGATTGTTTAGTGGAGTCTTGTTGAATCAGGTGTATAAAGTATTTGCCATTAAGAATCTCTTGACCTACTATGTAGTGCATTGCCCCAGATTTGTAATCTGGACCTACGGAGATTTTCCTTATATCCATTAGATTTGATTTAATTTGAATATAAAGATACAAATATTTTAACGCCCTTGTCCTCGGTATGATTTGCGGTAGTTCTTAGAAGATTTTAAAACAGAACTCTTTGTTTTTGAGTGTATCCCTGGTCTTCTAACTTTTGATTTAGTTTGATAAGTTGCTATATTAATTGCTTTCGCCATTTCCGTTCATTAAATTAGTTTTTTGTTTACTGCCTGCCGACGACCCAAAGTAATACCCTATAACTTGAGTAAAGGCTGCAACCACTGCACCAAATCCCATGTCGAATAATCTCTGAGACTCTTCAGGTATTTGCCACAACCCTATCGCACCCGCAATAACACCGATAAAACAAAGGGTGATACCCCACCCAACAGTTTTAAAAAGAACATCATTTGAACCTGCGTTCAAGGCTGCAATCTCTCTCTGTCTTGCAGAAGCTCTATCCTCTACCTCTGCTTGATATGCATCTAGGACCATTTCTTGAGCTCTAACTTTATCTTCGGCTGGTGCGTCTGAGTTTTTAATTGAGGTAACAACCTGATCGACCGACATATCGCCTTGTATAATACTTCCAAGAGTGGGATTGATTAGTCCTATAGAAGCTTTGAGTAACTTTCCTACCGTAGTTTGACCAAATTTCTTTTTTGGCTTGCTCATATTACTTGATATGTTGTTTTACCATTTTCTTTTACCGCTCTTAATGCTCTACCTCTATTCTCACTATCTGAAACGTAGCTCACATGTACCCAATCAGGATTAGTATCATCCCCAAACTCCCATATTATCTGATCATAAGACAGGTTATTTTTTATATGCTCAAACATTTCTGCATTTGTTTTGTGTCCAAAGGTGTCATCTAGGTCAATCGCGCGTCCCTGGCAATGTTGGCTGCGGGAACTTCCGCCGATGGCTTGATTCAAATTTTCACATCTGAAAAAAGAGTTTATTTTAATTGGCCCTCCAACCCATTTGCGTAATGGCTCGAAAAGATTGTCAGCATAAATGTAGTTTACTGTTATCTCTCCAGCTGTGGTATCTTGCACGTAATTCATTTTCTTTTTGATTTTTTCCCTGATCTGTTTTGACCTTTCATTGCACTAGGTACATCTCCGATTTGGTTACCCACTTCTTTAATAGCCTTAGTAACGTCTTTAAGCTCTTCTCCGACACGATCAACACGTTTAGACACATCTGCCTTCATCTGAGCAAATTTCTCCTCTAAGATGTCGGGAATCATATTGTTGTTCTCGTCTTTGGTAAGACCTTTCTTTGTAAGCCATATAGCGGCTATGTTTATTACGATCAGTAAAACTACTAATCCGATTAATATTAATATAGTTGTGTTCATAGTTTTTATATTTATTTCATTATTTGACTGCTAAATATAGGTATTCTCCTCCGCTAGCATTTAACCCATCCC